TCAAACGTAGTTTCGTCATGGTACATACACACTTGCTTGAAGTCAACCCCATCTACATATTTCTTTCTAAGTTCTATGTCCTGTAACACTGTTGCTTTTTGCATTGTCAATGCCTCATCTGCTTGTAACATGAATACTAATATGTCCTTCTCATTACGTATTAATATCATCCTCCCATCTAAGCCCTTTATCTTCCCGTTATAGAACTCTGTCTTCTCTTGCTTACGTCCCTTCCATGTGTACTCCACTTGCTTCCTACGTGCTGTCTTCTTCCACTCAATCTTCAAGTGTTCTTCTAGCTTAACCTGCGCTTGGAATACATCATCTAAGGCAAGCCTAAGCTTTGTTCCTAAGTTCTTAGCAGCCGTTTCATTAACAACACCCGCCATACTCCCTAGCTTCTTGTTACCCGCATTAAACTTATAGGCGTAGTTGAAGTTCTTAGCACCACCCCTTGTGATAAGAGGATAACCTTCTGCTTCAAATACTTTGTTAAGCTCATCCCTAGCTCTCGTATGTGAGTCTGTACCCTTCTTCTTGTCTCCATTTAATATCATGTCCTCAAATACTTTATCTTCTATACCAGCATCCCTAGCTCTTGAGATGAGCATCCTATCCTGACAACTAGCAGCATCCGCACTTATCAACACCATTCCTTTCTCAGCTATGAAGCACTTCCTCATCTGCATCCCATAGAAGCTTTCTGTGTTAGGAACGTTAGCTATATTAGCATGTCTTACTCTGTACGTATCTGCAAAGCCTGACACTCTTGATTCAAGTCTACCATCTGCTCGTACCCTGTCCAACCAACCCTGAATGTTCGAGCGTCTGTGTACACACTGAACCCGCTTACATATAAGTCTACCCATCTTCCCATCAACGCCAATGAAGCTGTCATCAGAGGAGAGCTTAGGGCTCGTTCTAACAGGATTGCCATCTTCATCTACTTCCTTTTTACTGTAGTTGTATTCTTCTGGTTGCCATCCCAAATCGAGTAGAAACTCCTTAACTTCTTTATCAGAGGCCAGATTAACTCTACGGAAATCCACCCTACAGAAAGGGCCACCCACATTGCTACTAAAATCATCCAAATCATTCTTATCTATCCATTTTTGTAGTCTCAGTGCCATTGTCCCTGCTTTAGTGAAGGGAGCTTGAACACCCTCGCTCACACCATCTTCCATTCGGTCTTCTTTAATCGTTGGTATCATAGGTAGTTGGGGATGCAGCACTCTATCTATTCTATCCACCCACGTACTAAGCTGTCTTATGTAACGTTCACATCTAGGAATATCAAGCTTCCATCCATGCTTCTCTTGTCTACTGATACAATCCATGAAGTCCATGGTGAGCCATACAGCTCTAGGAGGGAAGTTGCCATTCTTGAGCTTCTTCTGCATCTCTAAGTACACTAAGTACGTAATCTCTACATCCTCTACACATCTGTGCATCATAGCAGGGCTGTATGCACTCCAATCCTCGTGTTCCACCTTACCTCTACCTACCCTATAACCCCAAGCTGCAAGGCTGTGAGGGCCACTGAGCTTCTTCCCATGCTCTTTGCAGTCAAGCTTCATCTGCTCAGGTACAGGTTGATTCTTATACAACTCTCTTGACAGTAGCACTGTATCTACTACACGTCCCTTGTACTCATAGCCCCATATCTTCTTGAGGAGTGGTACATCATATCCAATACCGTTGTGCATAATAAGCACTGTTGCCTTATCAAGCATAGCCTCAATCTTAGCTTGTGTTCTAAACCTCCACACTTGTTTTGTTTCTGTGCATTTAAACACAGCACACCATATCTGTGTCGCATCTTGATAAAGGCCATCAGCCTCTAGGTCACATACTAATTTCATTCTGTTCTCCTGTATCCAAATACAATATCGAATGTTACTTAATCTTCATATCCCCAATTACTTGCAAACTCACGTGCCTCCGTAAGCGTTGAAAAATAGTTGTACTCCACACAGCGAGCACCATTCTTTTTATACTGAACGCACCAATACGAAGGTATACCACAATCTGCTTCTTGATGAAATATATCTAATATTTTTATATCATTCATCACACACCTTCCTTTAGTGCTTTGGCTTCTACTTGCAAGTCAATGGCTTTCACTCTCAAATCAGCAACATCAATCCAATACCTATCCACTAAATAGTACCTTTCCACGCTGCTGAGAGCATCCTCAATACCCTTAGCTTGCTGCTCTAATTGCCAAACGTGCAAATCTTTACTAGTAACCCAAAATCCCTTTGGAGCAGGTAACTCCTTCTCAAGCTCTGCAATGTGCATAATGGTGGTACTCATTAGCTCGCCTACTTGTAGTTGTCCTGTCTCAAAACAATGCGTTTCAAAGTCTATAAGTTCTTTTTTAATATCACTCATAACTTACCTTCCTCTAGTACTAAATCTGTGGCAGTTGCATCTCTCCAACGTGTGTGCACACCTCTCAAACTAGGTTGTATGTCATCATTCCATGTTTCATCTACCTCGAAAGCAACTTGCAAAACTAAAATAGACTCCCGCAAAAACCTTTTCTGTTCCCTATAACGTGTCTTCATCACACAGTTCCCTTCCAACAAGCTATATAATATTTATTAGCAAACTCTCTAATAATTCTCTTTCTGTACATGTCTGTCTCATACACCCTTATTTGATAAGCATCAATAACTATGTGCATGTGTGCTCTGTACAGCCAATCTTCTGTCACTTGCTTCCCCATGATGTCAACAACATCCTGAGCATCCATACCAGCCTGTCTTGATTGCATTGTAGCACTAGCCACATTCTTAATATTCAAACACACATCTGGTCTAGCTGCGTGTGCAAAGAGTGGTATCATTAAGGCTGTTAGTAGTATTAGTTTTTTCATAACAACTCCTTATTCTCATGTATGTTGCCGATTATTTCCGCATCAAATGATTGCACTGCACTGTAGAGAGAGGAGTATGATTTGACGTTACCAGTCTGAAACTGGTCATGATTAAAGCGAACCTCTAGATTATGTCTCCCTTCATCCCATAAGCAGTTTAGTTTTTGACTTACAACATCGCCCTCATAAATATCAACGCCATTCTTATCTTGTAGGCCAGTAAATTGCTCACTCTCCTTCGAAGCAACATTTAAACCCACAGGGGATACAAAGCCGCCATCAATATAACCCCAGTAGTGGAATGTATCCCCATAACCGGAGACATAAGCATCTTTGAGTTTTTGCCTGTATTTAATCTGTTTCACACCTTACCCCTTGTTTATATTTTATCATTACTGATAATGGAATACGTACTAATTCTTAGCTTTCTATACCCCTCCTCAGTTCGGAGCTCCTCCCCTATGCTTATGCTTTGCCCTTTATCGTTTTCAATCTCAACGAAGATAGGGTTTTGCGCGTCTGTGTCATCAATAATTATATTTATAGACATGTCTGCCTCCTCATGGTTATGTAATTTATCAATTACAGCGTTAAAACTTTCTTTTATTGCTATCATTTCATCAAATATGTTCATTAGACCTTCCCCTTGTTGCCAACCCTTTCTTATTTCGAATGTAATCAGGACTAAGCCCTACCACTTCCCCTATTTCTCTAAATGAATATCCTAATGCTTCCATCTGTTGCACCTCTGTTAGTTTGTAAAACTCTCTCTCAGCATATATCTTATCTTCATAAGCTTCCTCCACTGGTGCATCATGCCACACTTCCATGTGCTCTGCACTGTTAGTTAGTTTTATATTAGCCTTAATTGGCCTACACACTTCCTGCATCACTAGGAGTTTAATATACACACTCTTAGAAGCTAGCTCTGGATTATACTTAGGGATGTTCTTTAAGACAGTGAGGACAACATTCTGTACTATGTCTTCGTAATCAGGAGTCCAAGCTTCACATATATTCCATTTCTTTAATAGATAATGTATGAGCTTCATGTTATCCCCTAGCCATTCTGGTGTTAACGGCTCGTTGTCTTTCATATCCCCTCCAATTCATTATCAATTATTGTAAGCCTATGTAGCTCCTTATCAATAGCTACAATCTCAGCATCCATCTCATCTATCTGAGCCATGTATCCGGCTCTGTTGTACTCTATGTTTGTTGCTCTATCAATCAAGCTTGTACGTCTGGTATCACTAAGTTTTAATATGGCGTGTCTTAGTATGTCATTCATTGCTTACGTTCCTTTAATACTTCGTACAATCTGACTCGATTGTCTAAATACCTATTATCATAAACTTGCTCATGCAGTTCATGGATTAAGATTTCAGCCCTTGCTTGCTGGGTTTCTAGCTCAACGATACGTTCCTCAAGATTATGTATAATTCCAGTAACTTCTTCTCCGTAAAGCATTCTATTATCTTCATATACTCTCAAATATGTTGCTTTTTGGGATATTTTACTGTGGTATCTACTCATCGTCATGCTCCTGTTGTTTAAGTCGAAGAAGCTCAACAACAGCTTCTTCTTCACCATATGGCCCTGCTACACAGTAACAAGCATCATTATCAAAGACAAACCACTCACCATCCCCTGTACACCCTTCTTCTACAAAATATTTACTCATAGTTGTCTTCCTGTTCTTCTAGTTTACCTTTAGATGGCTTCCACGTTAACGGGATTGCCTCTGCTACACCGAACTCTCTGTCTTCTAGTATGTGTAACACACGTTGAGAGTTTAGATATTCCTTGTCCTCACCTTCTGTAATCTTCCAAACTTGTAGCCCTATAGCTGCATTACATGTTTGAGCCATAGCACTACTACCTGCAAAATCATCACTTGTTGGTATACGTCCTTGACTCCATTGCTTATCCCCTTTAGGTGCCTTGTTGTAGTGACAGAATACATGAGCTGTAAATCCGTAGTTAGCTGCATCCTCTGCTAGTTCCCTTGTCATGCTGATTAGGAAGTCATTACGCTCACTACTATTCATCTTAGTAGTGAAGTTAGTAATGGGGTCTATGTATACAGTTTTAATTCCCTGTAGCAGCACTTCTTCCTTAATAAGCTGTCTAGTAGAAGTCCAATCAGGTGTTTGCCACTTGTCAAAGAGATGCACCTTCTCACCTATAATACTCTCTGCCTTGTCTACATCATCAGGATTAACCACAATGTTAGGGTCGTGGAACACTTTATTAACCAAACTACCTGCTAGTCTACGTAGTGTGGCTTTAGGTGAAGACTCAGGACTCACAATCAACACCTTCTGATTGTGTTCCATTATGTTCCATCCTGCTAAGTGATTAACAAGTGTTGTCTTCCCTCCCTTTGGTGGTGCGCCCCAATATATAACCTCACCCTCTCTCTGTCCTCTTGTGAGCTTAGTAAGTGTAGCCCAAGGATAGCTTTTACCAAATGCAAGGGGTACTTTAAGCTCTGCAAACATACCCTTATCAGGTACAACAACACCAACAGACAAAGGAACACCAGCATTGTAACAACTGCTAACTAATTCAGCTTCCTTACCTTGCTTCACCATGTCATTAGCATCTTTCTCAGAATATTTAGCTATTTTCACAGTATAATCTTCTGGAAATAGAGCGATAATAGCCTTGACAGCTACATCCCCTGCCTTCTCATCATAATCAGGACAGAATACAACTTGCTTCCACTTGTCTGTTATGTCTTTCAAGACAGGTTGTAACGTTTTAATTACACTATCAGCACCTTGGGACAGAGAAATAACAGCAACTTTCTGCTTCTTCTGCCTCACCCATGCTGTGAACATGGCAATTGCGTCTTCTTCCCCCTCTGTTACGTATAAACTATACCCACCTACTTCTAATGCTTCCTTCCATCCAAATGGCTCCGCATTCTTAACACTACCTACAGTGTAAAACTTCTTCGGGTCGTGCAAACGTACCTTGTATCCAGTGGTATCATGTTTAATTCTACGTGGGTAATACGTTTCTGTTAATGTCTTTCCGTCCCTTGTACTAACGCCATGCTTAACACCAAAGTGTTCGTAAGCCATCCTCTTTAGACCTCTCTCAGGATGATTAAACGTACCAAGGTCACCTACCCACTTAATACACTTAGGCTCTTGTGGGATGTACTCAACGTCACTATCAGGCAAAGATGAGAGAGCTTGTGTGTTGTAGTATGTTTTACATGTAGGTTGGAAACAATATCCCGTCCTTACACCATCTTCTTCAAACACTTGTAAGCTCTTCTCATCTCCACATGTGGGACAAGCTATGCGAGCTACGCAACTTCCACTCATTAAACACCCCTAATTAATAATGTAAGCTGTTCATCTGTGTGTGCTGCTCTGAATGCTTTACGTGCAGAATGTGTGTTAAAGGATATCTTCTCCCAATAATGAGACATATCCATCTGGTAGAAGCTCCCATCATTTAAAAGTATTAAACAATACTCACCACGTACTCCACCATCAGCAATCTGAGCACGTCTTAACTCTTGTTCAAGCTTTAAGTACTCAAGATATTTCTCTGCTGAGAGTTCGTCATGGAAGGCTATACCTGCTGCAACCCTTTGGCGGTCTAAACTCGATACGCAGCTAGATGTGTCTTGGAATACTGCTTGAAGAGTAATCCAATAAACCGTATCCCTTTTTAAATCATCTGGACTCATCACCCTACCTGTCTTAGCTTCTGGCTTATCAATAATAGCCTTTAGCTTATCCATCTCTATCTGCATTACTGCCATTTGTTCTTGTGCTGTTTGCTTGTTCATGTCTTTTCCTAGGAGTTGCATCATTTCTGTGTATGTTACGATTGTTGGGTTGTGTACCCCTGCCCAAGTCCCCCAATTCCCCGCTTCAGTAACACCAATATAAGGTTCCTTATGTCTAAAATCAAATTGACCAAGAGGTTTTATATAAAGGAGATTATCAATCTGCTCTTGTGTCAAATCCCTCAACCTGCACATTGTATTCCTAATGTTATTCATCATCATCTCCCTCTTGTTCTTCTTCGCCTTCAAAATGAGGGCTACGTGGGTCAGTGGTATCACCATAATAATTCATGTTATCAGGATAATTCATTAATAGCCTCCCATTGTTCAAGGAATTCCACTTGGTCAGGTTTATACACAGACATTGTATGCACACCCTTTAAGTTCAAATGTACAATCAATCCCACAACTGCAACATCATCAAAGAATGCAAAATGATTGGGTGTTATTGTGTACAAGTACTCCGTATTACCTAGTTTGGATATCTTCATTACGCCTCCTTCCATTTACCTTCTGAGAATTTAAACGTGTACTTCGTCATACACTGCGTAGTGTGAGAGAAAACAACAATACCTTCAGGCTCATATATGGCCTCTGCATCCTCTTTCAAGGTGAGCATTATATCTTCCACCATATTCTCGTAGTAAGCACCATGATACAGCACAGGAACAACGGCACAGATATTAGGGAGGCTAGGGTCTTGCATCCATCTATAAGTATTAAACAAAAAGAATGCCTTCTCCTCAAGGTTGTGTGGGTTCTTCTGTATACCGAGTCCAGCCCATTCCCCATAGTGGTATCCATCTCCAAGCTTTGCAAGCTCCACATCGTTGCGACTTACCCAACCAGCGAAGCCATAGTTATCTTGCTCTGGTGTAATAAGCCTTTTACGGCTCTGTACCCCTACTATCTTGCCATCTTCAATGATGATACAGGCATTTGTACCATCCATCTTCTCTGTCACTGTTACTAAGTCCTTGCCACCTCTAGGTATTTTAGGCCACTCTTTAAATTGTACCATTAGAAATCTCTCCATTTTGTTAATCCCTTGATACATGTTTTCATATCAAGATTGTTAATAGGATTTTCGATAAGTGATTTTAGGTGGTTAAAGCTTGTATGACAAGCCACAACATTTCCCTTCACATATCCTTTCGTGTTGTCTACCCTGTCTACTGTACGTGTTGTATTAGATAATGGCAAGCCTGTAAAATAACATTTCTTAGCCAAACCTATGTTTCTCAGTGTAACGATACTCATACTGAACTCTATCCCTCTCTGTTTTGCGGATGCTGCTTTCCTTATGTACCACTTCGCTATGCTTATATCACTCATGTTGTTCTCCTAACTACCGGCTCTCACTGGTAGCATCATATGTACCGATATTGATACACATTATATCTATTTTATTTTCTTATAGTACCCTTATCCATAGTTGCATAATTAGATTGAAATATCTATATTAGAGATATCTTCTTCTTTAAAAAGAAGTATTCATAAATACTTAAACAGCCTAATTATAATAACCTATTAAATATCTTTTATCTTGTTTATTAATAACAATATTACTAAAGCAATATTATTACCCGTAGGGTATTTAACTTCTACTTCTTTTACTGCTACTTACTTATACTAATCTTCTATACTTGTTGTAGTAAAAACATGGAATGCAGGATAAGCATTACATAGTTGTTGTTCGTGTTCTACTGCCTCATCCTCTCCTAAGTGCTCTCCCATCACTGATACATTCCCTTTGCTATCTCTTGCTAAGACGTAGTACATGTTGTCTCTCCTGTTGCTATGTAGAGAGCTTGTTCACGGGTTAGTTGTATACTTAGCTCGTCAGACCACCAGTAGCCCGCATCTCTGCGATTAACAGCAAGGCAATCTTCATCGTGGTTCGTAAAAAAGTTTCTTTCGGGGTTAAAATACCGACTATCCCGCAAACTATTCTCAACAAATGCCCTCTCATAATAACCATCTAAATCATCAAGCATAACATACATGCCATCTTCCCATTGCAAGTATCTGGTATCATCAATATGTTTATTCATTACTCATCCCTCAGTGCTAGGCTGCATACAGGAATCAACACAGCAGTGATGCTAATATACACACACCACCCTATAGATAGTTGTTCAAAGATTGTGTTAGCTACATCAATGTTCAATAAGCTGGCTATAACGATAAATAGTATTTGTTTAGTGTTCATTGATTTACCCCTTAAATTTTAGTGATTAGGCTTTGTAATTCTGCAATCCATTCTTTGGGTATACCCTTGTTTGCAGCAAGATATCTTCTCATTGCTAGTAATATACTGTCAGCCCTCCTGTGGTTGTGAATTTTTATCGGCATTAGCCCTACAGGTGGCGCAGTATTATCTTTATATTCATCTTTCATCGTTCTAGCTCCACTTTCAAAACCACATCAGGCCTATTACCATACACACAGATGTACATATCCTTCTTAGCTTCTTCTACTGTGTGAAAAGATATAGTAGAATGACCAGCCCAATTACCCCCATTATCTACATCATTCCAAATGAATAAAAATCTACGTTGAACAACATAAGATGTAACGCCACTTTGATACCTCATAACTATTCTATACTTTGCCATTGTCCTACCCTCTAATGTTTGTTAGACGCACTGTACACAACACAGCTACGCCAAATGTAATGATGCTACCAATGCCCTTGCTTTATGCTTCAAGCTCTTCAAGATGCTGTACAAGCTCTTCTAGTGTGTAGTACTGCCCGTGATGTAAAAAACTCATATCGCTGCTCCAATGTAATCCCTAACTGCCCGCTTATGTCTAAAGAGAACACCATTTGTATTGTTATTCTCTTTTAATATGTACTCAGTGCCCTTGCTCATGTGACGTATAACAATAATCATGCTACCAGTGACACGTAATACACGCTCGTTAATTAGTTTAGTCATTGTCTTGTTCCTCCATACCAGCCAAGCGCATCATTTCTTTTTGCTGCGCTGATGTGAGAACTTGAACAAAAGGCTCTAGAGATAACAGAACTTTTAATAGTTTATCTTCACGTTCTTGGCATCTAACTTCAAGTTTATTTATCTGATTGCGTAATGCTTTAACGTTATGTGTTAGCTCCTGCTTAGTCATTACATAGCTCCTCTAGTTCTTCTAGTGTATCAATGCCATTCATTAGCTCTTCACCTTGAATATAGACATACATATTCACTACGGATTCAGCGTTGTCTAGCTTTGTAGTCACTTCCCCAAATTGGTCTTGCTCGTACTCCACTATGTCGTGGATTGCTTTAAATGCATGGACATCATGCTTGATGAGCCACTGCTCACAATTGTAATAGCCTACTAAATAATAGTCCTCATTGAAGGAATGAAAGTGCCATTCGTCTTGGTTATCAGGTGTTAACACACCGTCTTCGATACGGCTAAGGATGTGTGCTTTTAGTTCTGCTTTGATTGAATTGTTCATGTTGTTACCTTTTGTGTTAGTCAGTTGATACGTTTAAGAATACTCAATGAATACTCTTAAAGGTATACACCGACGTCATTGCGTGATGTATAACTATTACCGAATTGTTAAAGAACATGTTAGTTAGGTTTCTCTCTGCCCTTCCAACACCAATAAGACTACAGCATACAATTATTAATGCAACTATAAATATCAATATAAATACAATTAAATGATAAGGTGTTGAAACATAACGAGTTATACATGCAAATAAACATTAGACATAGACAAAACATGATACCAATCACTTTATTCAAGGCAATAAAAAGCCCTAATTAAAGGGCTTATTGTTATGTGATTAATTAACCTTAGTATTATCAAGTTACTAGCTAAAGGGTTCCAGCTTAACTTTTATATCCCTCCACATACGCTTTATATCCTCCACTTTGTATTCATTAGGGTCATATGCAAAATCTATTTCACATACATCACAATCTTCATCAATAAATTCACCCTGCGCCCATTCAACATACCCATACATTTCTTTACTTAACAGCTCTAATGCCCATTCCATTTCTTCTTTCTCCTCGACTTTACCCGTGAAACCTGCCTGTTGATTAACTACTTGTAATCTCATAATATACCCGTTAGTTGTTTAAGTCATTACAACATAATACCACATCATACATAAGTCAAGTACTAATTAAAATAAACATACAAATAAATAAACATACCCATACATATATAAGTACATGTATGAAGAGCTAGTCAAAGGACAGCTAGCGATAGCTATAGGCTTGTTAGCTTGCTAATAAGACTAACTATATACAAATCAACCCTTTAGCCATTGTGTTCGTGTTAGAACGCTAGGCTACACTCGTCCCTCATTCCACCCGTAATTCATGAAGAAGACCCCCACAGGGGGGGAATTGCTTTGTTGAGGGTGTATATGCATAGCACTCTACAAATTTCTACAAAAAAGAATTCTTTAAGAGTTATATACACTCAGTGGTTGCTGGATAAATCACAGCTCCCTTGCTCATCAGGTCTAAAGACCATATTCGCATAGTAGCAGTAGAAGCTTTGATGCAGTAAAGTGTTCTTTATTAGAATGTTTGTCTGCTATTAGTGTATGCTAATAGTATAAGTAGATTGCATTCTTGTTTCTTAATCTGTATATTAGATGTATGGTTTGCTTTAATGCAGATAAACAATTTAAAGTGTACTCCTAGACAATAGAGACATAAGAACAGTCCATTGGCAGATACAGTACACAACTTTTTAAACCTTATGTAAGTAAGGCAGTACAGAATATGTTGGTTACAACCCCTTGCGGAGTTATAAAGAGGACAGGCGTCTTTACTACGGTTTAGACTTAATAGTGTATCCACCTGTTTAAATTAAATATGTGATAACCCAACCAACATTTAAATTAATACGCCTACCAAGCCTCTTAGCAATGCTCAAATTGTGTAGGCTTTTTATCCTAAAGGAGATGTATGAGTTGGTTTGCAAGTTTGTTTAGTAGCGCAGCAGCAGAGCCTATTACAGCTATTGGTAATGTTGTTGACTCCTTATTTACAAGTGATGATGAAAGACTTGATAAGGCTATTATTAAACAACGACTAGCTCAACAACCTGCCTTAGTACAAGCAGAGATTGGTAAGGTACAAGCTTCACATAGAAGTACATTTGTAGCAGGAGCACGTCCTTTCCTTATGTGGGTGTGTGGTGTTGGCTTCTTAATGGCTTTTGTTGTCAATCCTATTATGCAATGGTTTGGACTTGCATTAGTAATCCTTCCTGTAGAAGTAATGATGGAACTCACATTAGCAATGCTTGGCTTATCTGGCCTTCGCACAATAGAAAAACTTAAAGGCGTAAGCAAGTAATGGCAAACTACACAAGAAATACATTAACAGGGGATTTAGCTCCTGTAAATGCAGAGCTAGAAAAAGTACAACAGTCTATAGCAGATAAGCTAGATAGAAACCCTTCTACGGGGCAAGCCAATCAACTTGATAATACATTAGATGCCAACAACAATAGAATTATAAACCTCCCAGCACCTTCTCATCCTAATGACCCTGCTAGATTAAAAGATTTAACAGCAAGTACTAACAGTTCTATTCTTCCTCCTCAAGAATCACAGACAAATAAATATCTAAGAACAGATGGTAGTGCAGCGTATTGGGATGTAATTGTAAAAGCTACTGTTGGTTTGAGTAATGTAGATAATACAAGTGATGTTAATAAACCAATCAGTACTCTCACTCAAAATGCTCTGGATTTAAAAACTAATGTAGCTATTACAACAACAAGCTTAATAAGTAGTACTGTTGTATACGAACCAGCTACAGTTATTAATACTAGTGGGTTTGCTACAAGCGGAGACACATTAGGTGCAGGTTGGAAACAAAATGGCGTAACAAGTCAACCAGTAAGCCAAAGCCCTGTACAGCTTAACGGGTTTACGTTAAATGATGCAAACGGAAATCAATGGTCTTGGGTAGGTGGTGCAGTTGCAAGCAACATGACTATACTAATACCCTCTATGTTCTCAACTCTTCAAGCTGCTATTGATTTTATTCATCCAAAGGCGAATATATCCACAGGAATATTAGTTAACCTGCAAATAGAATCATCCCATACAGAAGCAACAGGTCTGCTAATTACTGGCGGGGACTACAGCCACTTTGTTATTACATCGGTTGATGCCACTGTGCCCGTTAGTATTCAAAACAACGGTAATCAAGGATTTGACGGAAAGGGTTCACACTTCTTTTTTGAAAACTGTACAACGCCAATATTTTCTTGTTTGTTTGATGCACAGACAAGTGGAGGGAGGTATGCAGCAGGAATTACTGTTAGAAATGGGGTATTAAGAGTAGACGCGGGAGCGGGTTTAATTAATGTAGGTATGCCACAACTAACAGCATCCCCCGCAAATACCTTGGAAACACAGTTTGGTTATAATTGTTTAGTATGGAATAACAGCCGCGCTTTGCTGAATGGTGCTGTTTTTACTGGTGCAGCACAAAGAAACCTATGGGTAACACGTAGCAGTTTTGTCACAGCAGCGACAGCAATCTTGTCAGGCTCAAGAGCAGATGGAAGCGTAACAGGTAATGATGGTAATATTTATTGTACTCGTGGCAGTCACATTAACGCAGAGTATGCAGACCTTAAAAACGCTGCAAATAGGGCAATTACTTGTACACGTTCCTTTGTAAACGCAGAAGAAGCAGACACAAGCGGCACAACAAACGAAGAATTAGTTGTTGGGCGTGGTGGAGTTATAAATGCTTTTGGTACTAAGACATCAAACGCAACAGGAAGCTCATTTCCATACACTCCTTCAGTTTTAGATTTAGGTGGTAACTCAGAATTTAACACCCCTAACGGCTCTGGTATAATTTATTCAGAGCAAGCTAGCCAATGGCCTTCAAGATTGTTTTCTACGCAGACATTAGACGTTAGACAGCCAACAGGCGGTTTAGAAGTTAGCACACGAACAAACATAACATTAGTATTTGTTGACAGTAGTGAGCTTGCGGGAACAATAACTTTTGCAGATACGTTTTTAGACACAAACTATTCAGCAGTTTCGGCAATGACAGTTGCACCACCATCACCAAGACGTGCAGCAGGTGTAATGAGATTTAGAAATAAAACTACAACATCAATAACTGCGTCATTGTTTGCGGAAAGTGGTACATTTGTTTCAGGTGACACTTGCCAAATAACTGCACAGTTACTTGGACGCTGGAAGTAGTTTTATTTGTAAGACTAACTAATAAACTTATATCAAATTTACAGGAAAAAGAATGGCAAGATATACAAAGACAGGAACTCCTAATACAATAGGAGAATTGGATTCACAATTGGATTTGATATCAACAGCTATAGCAGATACTCTTTCTCGTAAAGGAGATACTCCTAATCAGATGGAAGCAAGTATTGATATGAATAGCAATTCTATTCTTAATCTACCTGCTCCTGCCTCTGCAAATTCTCCTGTAAGACTTGCGGATTTAAACGCAGCAGAAATTGGAGCACTTGCTGGCTTAAACCTACAAAAAGAATTTAGCTACACAATTGGTGCAGGTCAGACATTAGTGTCAGTATCTCTATCTGCATTTAACTCTTCTTATTTTATCTCCACACCTAGCACTCTTGGTGGAAAGCTTGTTCTTAATACAGACTACGTAATTGTTAGTGGCAGTCAAATACAATTTCTTAATACATTCCCTGCAAACAGCATCCTAACAGAAGTAGGAATTGCTACAGACCAGACAGTTGTAGACAGAGAAGCTACAGCCATTACTAAATACTTCAAAGCAGAAGACTTTGGATTTACTCATGTAAACTCAGCAGCAGCTAACCTCATAGCCCTTACAGCCGCTTACACAGCTTGTGATGAAGGTGGTGTTGTTACTATCAATCAAAAAGAAAACTTTTCTTGTAGTAGACTTAATGTTACAGGTGGTAAAGAGTTTGAAATAGAAATTAATGGTGTAGGTAAGTGGATTGTAGCAACAGAACGAGCTATAACCATCGTACAGCCCTTTCAAAATATTCTCTCTGTTAGTGCTATAGACCTTGTTGTTCTTACTGTCAATGGCTCTACAGTTGATGTTATTAGGCTTACAGTAAGTGATTCTAGTACATACGCTAAAGGGGATGCAGTAAAAGTATTTAATGATGAGCTTGATGTTTTTGACGGTAGAAGTAACAGACGTAAGGGTGAGTTTGCAGAAGTAATAGATGTAGCAAGTGGCTTTATCTATCTTACTTGCAGACTTGAAGATGTTTATAATACAGCTAACAACGTTCGTGTAGCCCGTATGAGTAAGAAACGTTTTTCTTTTAAAGGAAACTTTGTAAGCAACATTACTAATACGGAAGATGTTATAAACTTAGAAGGAATATACAAGCCTACTATTACATTAGACGTTGAGAATCATGGCAAGATTGTAGTTAATTTAAAAAGTAGTTATTTAGGTAATTACTATCTATCAGGTACAGGCTATACAGATAACACAGGAAGTCTTGGTTATTTAGCTAATGATGCAGCAGGTTATCACAATGTATATCATGCACCTTTTGGTAAGTTCTTTCGTCACGTAGTTACATCTAATGCAACAGGTGTTACAAGTGGAGTAGATAGCCCTGAAGACTATGGCCCTACTCGTGGTATGACTATACGAGATGGTATTTCTATTGGCGCATTAGGTGCTCCTTGGGATGACCATGATGGAGCGAGACGCACACAGTTTATTAATTGTAAGAGTCTTGACCCCCTACGTAGTTCTGCAACCTACCCTTGTACTTTCCAGCTAAGAGGAAGAGATACTAAGATAATTGGAGGGGAAACTGTTGGGCCTACACCTGTTATAAACAATGATTATGCTCATATTAGATTTGGGGATACAGCATCAGGACAAATTCAGATAAATGACCCTACGTGTGTAACTGCTGTTATTGGTTTAACTTTTATTGTACCTCCTTCTTCCAATTTGAGAGGTGAGTTATCTGTAAGTATCAATGGTGGTAATGTACGTCTAGTCCAACCACAGAGTTTAGTTGAAATACAGAACATGAATATGCAAATGACAGGCACAACGCTTGAAGCTACAGGTGCTAATGTTAATTTTACACAATTGTTTGATTTAACAAACGCAAAGTTATATTTAAGTAATGTAACGGTAAAGGTTACCGGCACAGGTGGTAATGCAAGAGCAGTAAGACTTAATACAAATGGTAAGGTGATGGGACAAGTATACTTAGATGTGAGTGGTGTGACGTACACATCAGGTGTCCTTTCTGAAAGCACAGGTAATTCTAGTTTCTTAACGCTAGTTAATGCGGGAGGTTCTGCTGGTAGTTTAGTTAATGGCGGTTCTTTTGATTTTGTTAGCAACACTATTGTAACGTTGTAAAGAGTACTTATGTCAAAATACAAAGCAGATAATGGAATACAACTAACACAAGGCTTGTTCTATGAGTTTAACAAGCCAGATGCGCCCTACACTCTCCGCTCAGAAGACTACGTATCTCAAAAAGGGATAGAGTACAAAAGTGTTAGTGCTTTGTATAGAGACTGTAACAGTGAGTATGAAGCAGCTATTAAGATTGTAGAAAGCTGGGAGCATTGGAAAAAGCTTTGTTCTTTGGATTGGTTTGTTAAGGGGCATGTGACGAGCGCAGGATTAAAGTATCAAGGGCTTGATGATTGGAAAGAAGAACAAGAGTTACGTAAGAAAGCTGAGAGTGAAAGTATTCTTATGAAAGAAGTGGGTAATGGTAATGTTACTGCTGCTAAGTTTATATACGAGCAGCAAGGTAAACAGGCTGCTAAAGGCAGACCAGAAACAAAGAAGCCTAAAGCGAAGGTAAGTAATGTAGAGAGTTTGTATGCGAAGGTTAAACGATGAGTGCTGAAGTGGGAGGACTTGCTTTACTCCTCAAGTACGTATGGTTGCCTACTATTGGTTTATTAGGTTGGTTTACTAAAGGATATTTAAACAAGTTGGATGCAAGACAGTCTCTCTCTGAACAGAAACTAGGAGAGCTGGAATTGAAACTTAATAAACACTATTATGATAAAGAGGAAATACAGCAACACATAGTACTTCCTTTACAGACAAGCATTACAGAGACAAGAGAAGAGTTAAAAGCCACTAGCAAGATGATTGCTGAGATACATAGTGACATGAGACTCCTTACATTTAAGATACTAGGCAAGGACAGTAGTGAATGAGTATTGATAACATAAGAGAAGAGTGTGAAGACAGCTTATACACATACGCTCAAATTATGTTTCCTAATCGGTACTTTGGTGACTTGCACAGAGAGATGTTTATGTTTTTTGAGCAGTCTCTTAATGGAGCGCTTACAGGCGGTGAAGGTGATAATGCAGCAGCCTTAGTACCTCGTGACCATCAGAAGAGTTTTTGTATTGCTGTAGCATGTAGTTGGGCTATTACTAAGTTTCCTTGGTTTACTGTTACATATGTTTCTTCTAACCCTACGTTGTCACAAAGACAGCTTACTGTTATTAAGAATATATTTAAGAGTGAAGCGCATAGAGAGCTATGGCCTGAGATGTTGAATTATGAAATACATCCTAGAACTAAAGACTACGAACATAAGCCTACAGGCACTTGGACTATTAGTGAAATAGCTATAGACCACCCTGAACGCCCTAAGAGTGAGAAAGACCCTACAGTAGCCGCAACAAGTGCAAAAAGTACAAACACTGGTGCTCACTACAAGATGTGTATATTTGATGACTTAGTAACTAACGAAAACTACCGAAGTGCAGCAGAGCGAGAAGACATTAAAGAGGTATATCAGTCTTATGCTTCAATTGCTACAACAGGTAGTATTAAGTGGATGGTAGGGACTAGGTATGGAGATAATGACCTCTACGGAGACTTGAAAGAAAAAGAATACGAAGTGTTTGATGATGAAGGTAATTGCACAGAGACAAGACCCCTTTGGAAGTGGTTTGAACGCACAGTAGAAGACAGTAAGCATAAAGATGGGAGTGGTACGTTTGTATGGCCTAGACAGCAAATGCCTGATGGCAACTGGTATGGCTTTAACAGAACAGAATTAAGTAAGAAACGTAGTGAAGCATTTAACTTAACACTCTATTACTGCCAGTACTACAACGACCCTAATGCAGCAGCCGTAGACAAGATTACTAACGATTGCTTTATGTATATGCAGCCTAAGATGTTAGAACAACGACAAGGTAAGTGGTGGTATGGTAATAAAGAACTTAAAGTGTTTTGTGGTATGGATTTGGCTTTTAGTGAAGGCAGCGGAGCTAAGAAAGTTAAACGAGATTACACAGCCATTGCAGTTATTGCATGGGATGCAGATGGGTATCTATACGTACTCGACTTACAACGCTTCCAAACAGCAGACGCTAGAGTTTATTACGATAAAGTAATACAGATGCACCAATACTGGAACTTTAGAGATGTAACTGTAGAGACTAACGCTGGTGGTAATGTAATAGCTAACTTTGTACAGGATGAGATACGTAAAGCTGGTGAGACTCTTGTAGTTAAGCACCAAACTAAGAACCAAAGGGAAGGAAGCAAGGAGGAGCGTAATGCTCAACTGTTTGAACCTTTGTATCGAGGTAAGAGCGTCTATCATACTAAAGGTGGATACACCAGACTCTTAGAAGAAGAATTGAGACTAAACAAGCCCCCACATGATGATTTAAAAGATGCCTTATGGATAGCTGTTACTAACAGTACACGAATGAGTAAGCCTAAGTTTGCAACTAACAGAAACAAGAACGTAGTAAGTGCAGAGAGTAGGTTTTTAAATAGAGGAAGAAAGAGAGCTTAATGATTACACTCAATTACAGCAAAAAACCCAAATTAGCAAATGAGATTGCATTGTATAAGCACGAATGGAACAGTGTACGTACAAGTGCTTGTGATATGTGGGCAGAGATTGATAGTTACATACACGCTACAGATACTTCTATGCTAGAAGGTGGTGAGTTCTTTGACCACAAGACGTTTATTCCTATTATATCTGAGATACATGAAGACCTAATAGCTATTATATTCTCCACTGTATTTCCACATGAGGATTGGCTTAGTTGGAAAGGTTATGATGCTAAGGCTATTGCTACAGAGAAACGTAGAAAGCTTATTTCCATGATTAAACAAGTACATGCACTTAACGGATTTAGTACTACTTTCCGTAAAGTTATTGATGACTTAGTGCGGTATGGCAACTGCTTTGTAAAGGTGGATTTTGTTAATGAAACAGAAATGGAAGAAGGGAAAATTGTTACTGGTTTCCTTGGCCCTAAACCTGTTCGTATTAGCCCTTATGATATTGTTTTTAATCCAACTTTTTCAGAATTTAAGAAGACACCGAAAATCATCACAAGCCTCCTCCCAACAGGAGAGTTTAAAGAGTTCATAGATAACTTAGGCGATAAGAGTGAGATAGATGATGCAAAGCTTAGTCTCTTACTTAATCGTAGAGCAGGAGCTAGTACAGACAACTCAGACAGATATAAAGATGCACAATACCTGCCAGCAGGGTTTGGTACTATTAAAGAATACTACACAAGTGGCATGATTGAGTTGTTGTGGTTCTATGGGGACATATACGATGAAGAAACACAAAAAGTACACAAGGGTAGATGCGTTATAGTTGTTGATGGCAACACTGTTGTATATGACGGATTTGAACCTAAGACTAAAATATTTAAAGGTAGCTGGAAGCCTCGTCCTGATAGTTTGTGGAGTCAAGGCCCGTTAGACAATCTAATTGGTATTAACTACATGATTAACCACAGAGAGAACTCTAAGAACGATTCGATTGATAAGTTTGCCAATCCAGATAGAGCTTATGTAGGTGATGTAGAAGAGATATATGACGAAGTAACAGGTCAAACTAAGTACATTATGCCTGAAGGTGGAAGTGTACAAGACATTGTTCCTGATGCAACTGTATTGACGTATGACAACCAAATAACAATGCACACGGAGATGGCACGTAGAGCAGCACGTATTCCTCAACAGTTAACAGGCTTTAAGACTTCAGGAGAAAAGACAGCTTTCGAAGTACAGAACTTAAATGATGGTGCTTTTAGAGGCTTTATTAATAAGGCTATGCAGTTTGAAGAAGATGTTATTGAGCCTTGTGTTACAGCAGAGTTACGGGTGGCAAGAGAAAACTTTAGTACGGTTATTAGTGTCTTAGAAGAAGATGAAGAAGGTATTATTAGTGTATTAGAAGTGACAGAGGAAGACCTTAGCAGTAATGGTAAGCTTATACCCTTTGGAGCAAGACGCTTTGCACGTAACCTACAACAGCTTGCAGCATTACAAAACTTACAACAAAGTGGTATGTATCAGATATTTGGTAAGCACTTCAACACATACGATTTAGCTCGTGTATGGGAGACTTTGAATGGCTTTGAGAACTATCAAGTAATTAAGAAGTTTGCTGCTATAGATGAAGCTATGGAAGAGGAGGAAGCAACAATGCTTGCACAGCAAGAGATGGAGCAGAATATGTCACAACCAAGTCCAATAGAAATGCAGATGGATGCTGAGATGGAACAGGAGATGGGTAATGAGTGAGTTTAAGATTCCTAAGTTTCTATCAAAAGAATTTAATAGTTCAACACCTGAAATGCAAACAGAATTAGTAGCTGATTATAAAGCATGGTATGACAAAGATATGACTGCTATGTGGATTAGAGGGTTTAATGCAAGGATTGAAGATTTGATTAGTCAAGAAGAGTCTCTTGCTCCTACTACAAGTTTTGAATTTCAACATCAAGTAATTGCTAATCGAGCAGAGCGATTAATACTACGTTCTTTAATCAAAGAAATGAATTACAAAGTATAACAGAGGTAATATGTCTAAAGGTTTATACGCAAATATAAATGCAAAGAAAAAAAGAATCGCTGCTGGTAGTGGTGAGAAGATGAAGAAGAAAGGAGCTAAAGGCGCTCCCACCGATAAACAATTTACTAGGGCTGCTAAAACAGCTAAGAAGAAATAATTATGATGGGTAAAAAGACTACATACAAACCAGCTAAGAAGGCTCCTGCTCCTAAAGCAAAGAAGCCAGCTATGTCTAAAACTTCAATGAAAATGAAAAAGAAATAGGAATTATTAATGTCTGACCAAGACTTGAAAACCGATACACCCGCTGACCAAGCACAACCATTATTTACTATTGGTGAGAGAAACTTTAGTAAGGATGATGCAGTAAATAAAATTACAAGTGCTGATTCTTTTATTGAACAACTTAAAGCTGAAGGTAAAACTAAAGACGCTGAACTAGCTCAACTGAGAGCGCAGATAGACCAATCTACGAAGTTAGACGATGCCTTGGCACGTATGAATTCTCAGGGAACAAGTGAAACGCCAAATCGAGAAGCACCGACCAGTGCCATTGATATAGAGGCTCTAAAGAAAGAACTATTAGGTACGATGTCCGCAACCCTTTCAAAGAAAGAACAGGACACACTATCTCAGAAGAACCAAGAGGATAGCATTAGTGCTGCTCAGGCGGTTTATGGGGATTCTTATGAGAGTAAATTAAGGGAGAGAGCAAAGCAACTAGGTATGTCTGATGCAGATATTATCTCTGAAGCAAGTGCTAATCCTATTAAATTTAAGTCCTTGTTTGGCTTAGATAAACAAAATTCAACATCACCCTCTCTCAATTTTGGTGGCAGTGTACCTCGTAATAACAACGAAGCAACTGTTCTTAAACTTGGTGGATTTAGTACTACAGAGCGAGTAAACAACATGAAAGAAACATTCGACTCTTATGCTAAAAAACATGGTGTTGACCCTGAATCACTGTACAAATTCTAAGGAATAAATATGTCTTACGTATCTTCACAAAACCCCAATATAATCCGTCAGGAAATTTATGACGCTGCACTAGTAAAATCATTAGATGATTGGCTAGTAGGTCGTCCTTTATTTGATGACAAGACAGGCATTTTTGGTGATGGTGACACATTAAAGATTACCAAAACTGGTGACAGAGCCTTGTCTAACTACTCCGAAGACACTGGTGTAGATTTTAGTAAAATGGCTACTAGCCGCGTTGAGCTTGCAGTAACAGACTATAAGCAAGACGGTTGGTACATGACTGACAAGCAGAAGCAAGACGGGCATCAAGCCATGGCTTTCTTTGCTGAAAACGTTCGTAAAAGCTCTATTGCTTTTGAGCGTGACATTGAGAAGTCAGTATTAGCAGTTGCTAACCAACAGACTATAGGTGGACGTAACCTAATCAATGGTCAACCTCACCGTTTTGCTGGTAGTGGCACGAGTGGTAATTTAGCATTACAAGATATTGCTAACTTAAAATTGTCTTTTGACTTAGCTTTAGTTCCTGAAGGTAATCGTGTGTTAATTATTAACCCACAGCAGGAATTTGAAATTAACAAGTTGTTAAACATTGTTGCAGTTGCAGATGGTAGTACTTTCAACAAAGACTTTGATGGCCTTATCCAAACTGGTTTT